AGCCTTACGCACTACACCTGCCATACGCGCACAGAAACTAGCCTTGCGGCCTGCATCCTTCTTAGTCCTTGGATTAGGCGCAGGGGGCTTTAGATTGCTGCCAGTCTCGCGGTTAAGTTTGGCTCTACCTTTCGCAGTCAGGCCAGCACCCTTGCTAACAGGTAGCTTCTCGCCCCTGCCTATCGACAAACTAGGATTTTTTCGGGGCATAAGGACGAGTTCCCTTCTTGTCTATGATCAGTGCCATCTTGCGAGGCTGCTTGCCTTCAGGGGCAATGCTAACGTGCGTCCAGCTATCAAACTCTCTGATCACTTGATCAAAAGGCAACTTAGCCGCAATGATTGCCTGACAGACTTGATCAGGCGTCATGCCAGCAACCCGAATATCTGCTGCCTGTCCTTTGCAATGCTGGCTTGTCTTGCTACCGCCAACGCTTGCATTCACTTCTGGCGCACGATATGCCGAGTTAATTCGCACACCCTTACCAACTGCTGTTCTTACGTCTTCTAAAAATAAAGCCAACCGCTTTAGGTCAAACAAGGCATCATTATCTGGCGTGTTATCCAAGCCTTTCCGTGCTGCGGTTTCACTTACCGTCAACTCTTCTAGCGTGAAATGCTCAGACAGTTTCATCTTGTCAACGCCTCTGTTTTATCTTTGGAACCTTGCGACGATCCAAAGTAAAAGCTCAATACTTGACCAGCTACCGCAGTCACGAAGCCAAGTACAAAGATCACAATTCGTTCTTGCGAATCAGCAATGTTCACGAAGCAGAGAATGCCTACTAGAGTAAATGTTGCCACCACTGTAAACACAGCAAGGAATGGCATGACAGCCTTTTCCCACCACGGAATATCCTTGTTTGTCACAATTGCCAGCCGGTTTGTTCTTGCTGAATCCCTATCTTTTTGATCCAGTTCAGCCATAAATTCTCTGTGTTTCATGGCGGCAGCTTCTACTTCGGCAAGTTTGGCAGGATCAAGGACGCCATCAGCATTCGGCGTTAGCTTGATGCCTAGTTTGTCTTCTACGGCATCTAAACCCTTGTCCATCACGGCATCAGCCACCTTCTGCATACCAGCGCCAGCAAGCTGAGAAAGTATTGGGGCAAGCAACGGTAACATTAAAGAGTTCCTTTCTGACCAAACATCCAAACCATAGCCCAAGCAAAGGCCACAACGATTGCAATAATTACTATGCCAGCAACGACATGGAACACAACCTCAAGCTGTTGCTGTTTCTTGCGACGCGCCTGCATTTGTATTGCCTTCTGGTGCAATCGCTTTTCTGTTTCTGCCTGCCGCCTAGTCTCACGCAGCTTGTTTAACCTATCCATGAACTCCTGATACAGGCCGGGTTCTTGGAACTGGTAGGTAAACATCTCTCGCAACTCAACATAAAACTGCTTTAGCTGCCTCTCAGCAACCATCATGTCAATTACGATCTCATAATCACTGCGCTTATCCTCCGGCACATCTTCCGGTGGGTTTTCCTGCAACTCTTTGGCTTTGGCAATACCTTCTTCTGCTTTACCTGCGGCAGAAAAAAAGCTGGTCAATGCGCCCAATGATTCATGGGCAGACTTACCAGCTTCAGCACACTCTCTTATTTCATCAAAAGCATCTTTTGCTACATCAAATGCAGCCTTTGCACCTTTTATCAGAGCAATGGCTGTTGATATTTCAACAATCATTTTATCCTCGCACAGCCCCTCTGGTTTATCTAACCTGTTGTGCAGTCATAATGATAAAAGGAACGCCGAGTTATTTGCTCCTGATTACAAACCCTCACCCGGTGTGACATATACAGTCGCCGTACCCGAAGCCACAATCGCAGAGACATAAAATACATAGCCGCCTTCAGGGGTTGGTGCGCGAGGCGATGTAAAAACTACCGTTGAATTGTTATGCAAAACCGTGCCGTAATTAGGCGTGCCAGCTACAGGAATAGCTGCATTGCTTGTTGCCGTTGTTCCGCAACGAATAAACACTTCTCCTGCTGTGCCATTATGAATACGAAGTTGGTTGCACGGAGAATCGGCTGTTATGGCTATCGTATTAGCGGTGGTGCCGACGTTAATCCGCACCGTTTTGCCCATCTCTTGAAAAGCAATATTGTTAGCCATTAGATGATCCTTTTACCGCCAGCGTTGCCCGGCTTTGATGTTGGAGACTTCTTCTGGTCAGGAGAACCAGAGAAACACTGCATACCCATGAAGCCCATAGGATTGGTGCGGGTAGGTTTGCCACGACCATAGGTGTCAGAGATAGAAGCGGAACGATAGGCTTCGCCTGCACTGCCTTTGTACTCACTGTTGTCTGACATCATGACAGTCGTGCTAGTTTTGTTTATGTTAAGTTTCATGTGACTTCCTTTCAACGATCATGCACGGTAAGTAAATAAAGACAGCAAAGAAAGCAGACATTGCCATCCTTTCCCATGTTGGCATCACCATTGTCCAGCAAGCCAACACAAAACAAAACAGCAGAGCAACGAACGTCAATACCTTGTGTGATAAAACATCCATTGCAATGTTAATAATCTTTAATGCAGCCCCGTCTACCATCACTCATCTCCTTCATCGTCAGGATTAAAAAACCCTTTGCCCCATTCATCGTCACTGATCTTTTGCTTGATCTGCTCTAGCTTCAACACCCGATCAAGCACTTTGGTTTTATCAGTAAGTGATGCTGTTGGATCATTCATCGTTTGTTTGAGTAGGTCATAGATAGCCTGCTCAAGTTCTGGATTCAGCCCCTTTTGTTTTTTCATCGCTCCATTTTCCGATTGTCACGTTTCTGCCGCATCATGGTAGTCCGAACGCTAACCAGCATTGGGCCACCTCGCTTGTCTGCCATTTGCTTGGCAGATTCTTTCATCCGGCGTAACTCTTCCACGCCAGAATTCATCTTCTCATTGTTGCCGCCAGTGTCGTAGTTCATCGCTTGCTCCCTCGCTTCATACGCGATTTGCCAGCTTTCGAATAAGCAATCGCCACAGCCTGTTTGACAGCTTTACGCACGCTTGCAGGCTTGCTCGTACCAATTTTGCCGGACTCCTTAAAACCACGAACCATCTCGCTAATGTTCTTGCTCATGGTTTTAGCACTTTTACCTTTCATTAGGGGCATTTTCAATCCTTTCTGGCGCTCTCGTGCCAACTTGCGTACCAATGGTTTGACGGATCATCGTTGCAATAACACCCTGACGTTGCTCTTTGGGAGCCTTCATTACCTGCTTTAACTTGACCGGATCAGTCACGATGTCGCTAACGGCAGACCGAATGTTGGCAACATACTGGCGGTAACGATCTAGCGCAAGTGCAGCGCCAAAGCCACCAGCCGCACCCACTGCGCCACCAACTTCAGGCAGCACGCCCAAGCGGTTAGCCAGTGCAGCCAGTCCAGCCGTGTACAAGCCAGCCACAGCGCCACCCTTCTTGACCTGTGCCAACTCATCGTTGACCAAGCGAGTTAGCTCTTGGGTAGGGGATTCTGTGCCGGGTGTGCGACCAATGTTCTGTGAAGCACGGCTTACTGCTGTTTGTATATTGACAATATCAGCAATGGCTTCATCCACAAACCTTAACTCATCAGGACTGTACAAGCCACTAGCCTGCATGGAAGGCTTGATGCGATCACGATAGCTTCTTTCAATTGCCCCCGGAGGCAAAGTGCCAATCAGGTCACGCACGCCAGCCTTGAATGCTTCAGCACCTTCAGGTGTTCTGCCCAAGACTTTGGCGGCAGAGGCAACATCACGGACGTTGCCAGTACCCATGATTAGGTTCTTAAAGCTCTCAGCCTGCTGTGTCTGAGTACCGCCCATCTCAAACATTCTGGCGCGTTCTTCAGTTAGCTTGCCAGTCTTCGTGACGGTGCGCTCAGTCTGTGCTGCTTTGCGTGCGTAGTCAGCAAACTCTTTGTTGAGATTAGGAAATCGTGTTAGCCACTCACTGTTTTGGTTTAACCAAGACTGAATTTGTGCAGGCGTTTTTTCTCTAAGCTCTGCGCTTATATAATTTCTAGCCAGATTCTCAACAGCAGTCCGATTACCACCAGTAAAGTTAATAAAGTCATCCACATTCTCCGGTGTGCTAAAAATTTTTGCAGGCAAAGTTGAGGCTTGTGTAGCCATTGCGCCTTTAATTTTTTCGCTAGGCGCGGTCAAAGCCTGACCAACATCAGTTGCAAACACATTGATTGGCTGGCTCAGTTGTTCGTAGTCTTTGAGATATTTGTCAAACTTCTTGCCTGTGAACTCTGACATGATGCGCTCAACCAAACCTTTAAGGTCTTTAGCATCTTGCTGACCAATGGCATCAAAGCCAGTTTCAGGCAGACCAGAAGCACGATCACCCAACCGGCGACGTAATTGCTCAAGGCGCTCAAAACCAACCTTGGCCTTACTTGTTTGACCCGTTAGTGGATCGTAAGTAATGCCAAGTGCTTCGCGGCGAACTTCATCAAACTGGCTTTTTGTTGCACCAGTAATCCGTTCTCTTTTTGTCACCGGATCGCGTATAAACGCATCCAATGCAACTTCCATGTTTTTGAAAGCCCTAGTGCCTTCCACCCCCTGCCCCTGCAATTCCTTATCACGGGCTTCGGTAAGCATGGCTTTTTTGTTAGTATCTGTTGCAGCTTCTCTAGCATCACGCAAAGTTTTTAATCTGTCGCCAGCCAATTGACGAGCATCAGCGCCAATAGCTTCCATCGTGCGAGGCTGACTAATCTGCGCCAAACGACGCTCAGTGCTAGAAACTAAGCTACCTGCTAATTGCTCACCACGACGCCGACCTTCAACCGACTCAATGTTTAGCAGCCTTGCAACTTCTGCCGCATCAATTGGTTCATTCATTGGCTTGCCACGCAACTTTTCTTGTGCAGCACGCACCATTGCAGTCTTAGATTCAACGGTTTGAGGCAGTGCAGCTACTTGCTGTGGCGTCATTGCTCTGACCACACGCTCTGCGGCACGCTCAACACCACCGGGAACCAGTGGACGGAAGGCACGACCAGCAACACCCAGTGAACGTGCAAGACCTTCACTGCCAACACCAGCGACAGTCTCAACGCCAAAGCGAGTAAGTGGGCTAGTTTCTGGTGGCAGCAGGTTACTTGCTGTTTGTGCAGCAGCACCGCCCAAGCCAGTCAAAGCACCTGTCTTTAGTAACTCTGTGCCAGTCTTAGGGATAAAGATGTCAGCAGCACGGGCAGCATAAGGCGCTAATTTTGGGTAAGCACGCAGTCCTAGTTGGGCTAAACGTGCGCTACCACCTAAGATTGGCACAGCAGCTACAGCTTCTAAGCCAGTAGCAAATGGTGACTTAGTCGCAATGCGGCTTTCAGGCGGCAAGTTCGCAGCAGCGCGTAGCGTTTCTTCGCTTTGACCGGGAATCTGATCTACCAGACTACCGCCAAAACGATCTGTCTTAGGCTGTTCAGCAACTACCTCGCCACCAAAACGATCTCTTGCCATGATTACCTCATTGGTTTTTTAGCACGCTTGCCTGTCTGCGCATCAATGTACTCACCGCCGGGAGGCACGGCATCAAACTCTGCTTGCGTGTTTACCGTTGGAATACGAGGGCCACCCGTCTGATCTTGTGGCACATCAAGGTAAGCAGAAATTGTTTCGTCATTGACGCCACGCGATCTTGCCTTTGTACGCTCACGCTCAATTGCGCTCTTAATAATGTTGATTTGGTTGTTAAAGTAGCTATTTGCTACACCGGGATCAGTGGCAGGACTCAACGTAAACTTACGGAAGTCTTCTGCTTCTCTTGGTGTCAAGGTTGCACCAAACAACGTATTACGCACCTTCGCTACAAATGCTTGGTAGTCTTTCCACCAGTTCACAGTGTCAGGCGTTACTTTTGGCGCACGGGAACCCACCGAACGCATGATGTCACCCACTGGCAAGCCACGCTCAACACCAGCAATGATCATGTTAGCAACATCATCAGAAGGCGCAATGCCAAAATACTCAGGTTTTCTAGTTTGATTGGCACGGTTTAGCGTTACAAATGTCGAACCAATCTCATCTAGCTTTTTCTCAAGCTGTGCCGGTAGCTGTTGAATCTTTCCTGAACCGCCGCCACCACTGCGTGCGCTTGGAATTTGCTTCAGAGCCTTCTTTTGTTCAAAGAGAGTCTTCTGCTTTTCTAGTTCAGCATCAGCTTGATCAGAAGCGGCAATAGCTTTTGTAAATAGTTCATAGGCTTTCTGATAGTTTCCTTTGCGTAGCTGTGCAGCAATCAAACCATTACCAGCCTGACTTTCAATTAGCTTGGCCTCTACCATTGCTGCATTACGATCTTTTGAAAGCAGGTTCAGCATTCGGTCAAAGCGATCTTTGAGCATATTGTTATGCTCCTTACGCGCCTTATCTGCCTCATCAAACTTTAGCTTGGCAGCGTTGAATCTTTCGCCTTGAACACGGTCTTCTGCATCCTGCATTTCACGAATAGCAACTAACTGGGCACGGGCTGAAGCACCACCAATGCCACCCACAATCAGTGAAGACAACAAGCGCATACCAGCATTCTTGGCGTAGTCCGAGGCTTTAATCTGTGGCACTTCAAACTGCGAATAAGGCTTCAAGCCAGCTTCCAATGCTGTTGTTTCTGCTCTGGACTTGTTTGCCAAGTCACGCTCTGCTGTCGCTTCTTTCTGTCGCTGACCTTGATCGATGCCGAACTGTGCTTTAGCGGCTTGTTCTTCAGCACTAGCGCCAGCCTCAAAGGTTTCGCCTAAATTTCTACGCGCAAAGTCTGCACGCCCTTTCATTGTGGGCTGCGCACTCAATCCTTTAACTAAGGATGGTGTTGTACCAAGCGCATCGCTCAATGTATCAACTGCCATGATTACCTCCCAGTGCCAGTAGGTACGGGCGCTTGAGTGCGCTGTGCCTGCTGTACTTCGCGGCCTAGAATGCCAGCAAACAACTGTGCCAACTGCTGATCACGCTGCAATTCCATCTCTAGTGCGCGACGGTCATATTGATCTGCAATGTTAGCAAGGCGCAAGGCTTCACCAAAACTCTCCTGACGGGCTAGGCTACGCGCACGACGCTGCTGTGCTGCCAGAATACCTGCGGCTGCACTGCCTGTTGGCGTGCCACGCTGACCTAAATTTTGACGCGCACGGGCTTGCTGAATCTCTAACTCTTGTTGCTGCTCTGGTGTTAAGCCTTCTCCAGTAGCGCGACCCATTGCTTCAGCCTGTGCTTGACGGAAAGGTTGTGCAGCAGCGCGAGTAGCTTCAATGTCTTGCTTCATAGCCTTGTTAGCCTGATTGAACATCAAGGCTTGTGCCAGAATGCTGGCACCCGCAGTACCAGCGCGTGTCAGATTCGGGTAACGGTCTAATATGTCTTGCAGTTCTCCCAATCCCTGCTCGGCACGCTCTGCAAATCCTCCTCCACCGCCTTCGCGTCTAGCACCTACATCCATTCGTAAAGTGTAGTCTTCTAGTGGCGTAAGGTCTCTTAATGGCGTCATGCCTCCATACGGCTGAAAACGCTCATCAGTTGGCCTGCTAGTGAAGTAAGTGTCTGTTGCTTCTGTTCTTGGCGGCAGCCTGTCAGGACTCATCCCACCATAAGGCTCATCTCTACGTTCCGAACTTGGTCTAGGAACAAAATAAGTATCTTGCTCGACACCTCGGCCCGACCTAACATCCGCACTGGTAGTTCGTTCAGGCTGGAAACGCTCAATCTCTGGCGTCTCTACACGAAAAGTCTCTGCCTCTGGTTCGAAGCCATAGTAGGTGTCCATACGACGAGCAAACTCAGGTAAGCCAGTCATCGGGTTGATAGTGCCGCTACCACCGGCCTCCATCAGCATCTCGGCTTCTTCTGGCGTAATGTGAGCAAGCATGGTGTCACCACGACGCCCCATGCGACGCAGCATCTCAGCCATTGCTTTAGCGTCACCCATGCCACGACTGCCAACCATCATCTCAAGTATTTTCATATTAGCCACCTAATGCCTTTCTTAAACGCAAGGAACGAGTGTTCCATACGCTTTGTTGTGCATCTTCCTCACCGCCAAAGATAGGTTCTTTTTGACCCACAATAGCTGCTGTTGGGCTAGTACCTACAACGCGAGGGCTGATTGAACGTGGTGCTGCTCTTCTTGTGGTTCCACCTGCTCTTCTAACATCTAATGGTTTGAAATCAGCTTCGGGTGGTGTCAACGGGAACTCTTGATTTAGATACTCAATCAATTCCGCATCTGTCATTTCTGTAAAGTCAATTGGCGCTTCTGCTAACTGATCGTCTCTTGGTGTACGAATACGAACATCCGGCTCTTCTTCGCCAACCACCTCAACCTCTGGCAAACTCGGTGTTTCTTCACCAGCAGCGGCACTTTCAATCAATTCCGCACCAGTCATATCTTCTGGCGCTGGCAATGGTTCAGGTGCAGCAGCCGCTGTTTCTTCTCTAGCAGCAGGAGTTTCACGCTCTGCGCCAGCCGGAGGTGTAGTTGTTACGCCGCCAGCAGTACCAGCAGTTTTTGCCTCACCAGATGGCAACGAACTTGGAATAACTCTCCCAGTGCGAACGTCATCACCAAGCCCTTCGCCTTCTCCGGGTTTGGTCGCAGTAACAACAACTTCAGGCAATACGCGATCTTTAGCATATTGACCTGTTTTTGTTATCGTTAAATCACCAATTTGCTCTGGCGCGGTAGAAGTAAAACCTGCTTCTCTATTCTGTGGCGTTACGTCACCAGAAGGTGAAGAGCTTGGAATTATTCTTCCAGTGCGAATGTCAATAACATCAAAAGTGTCAGGTTTTCCAGTGACAGTAACCATTGGCAACGCTTTCATGTTGCTTTCTGGCAGCTCAATACCAAGCCGACGCGCTTCTTCTATATCTGTCCTAGTTGCCGGAACAATTGCGCCACCAAGTTCAGCCGTAGCCTCACCAAGTTGCGTGCCAACGCCGGGGCTACGAGGCTCAGAGAATGCAGCAATTGCTTGCTTAGTTGCGTCTGTTTCTGGTCTAGTTCTTAACTCATCCAGTGCCATTTGACCTTCTCTGGTGAGAGAACCTAAAGCGGCACCAACCAGTTCTTGTCTTAAATCTCCACCAGCGGCAGTACGACCTAAAGCCTCACCAACGTCAGCAGCAACGTCACCGGCTAGACTTTGTGGTTGTTGACCTAATTGACCAGCACCCGAGCGTGCCAATGAAGCGCCAGCAGAACCTGCGGCACCCATCAATGCAGCCTCACCAATGTCTTGGCCTGTAGCAGCAGCGCCAGCAGCAGAACCGGTAGCGCCACCTACTGCGTTAGCCAAAGCGGTTTGAGCAGTATTTCCGGCGGCACCAATAGCAGTACCAACTTGTTTTGCCACAGCAGTACCAACACCCTGACCAATGAATGATCCAAGTGCAGCTTTGCCAATGTCTTCTAAGTCACCGCCCTGTGATGCAGAAATAGCAGCAGCAGTAATTGGTTGAGTTACTAGCGATACGGTTGCCGCAGAAGCGCCAATTGCACTACCAACTGCCGCGACTGCATAAGGCGCAGCAAGCGCAATGGCTAAAACTTCAGGGTTTTCAGCAACATACTTGACGGTATCAACAACAACTTCGGCTACCTTTTTAACGACTTTCCCAACAGCCTCAACAGTTTTTGTGACTACCTTTACAATGGCTTTAGCAACGGCTGTCATGCTTCACCCCCGCGAGATGGCCCCGTTTTAATTGTTCCCATGTAAGAACCATCGTCCATTTCCATAATTTCATAACCCATGTCTGGATTTGGTGGATTTTTAGCGATATACCTAAAAATGGAAATGATTACAGGGTCTTCAAAGGTCGATGCCATTGTGTCGAAACCCATCTTGTAACAGGCGCGAATAAACTCTACGCTGTTCTCAAGATAGTTGGCAGCAACATCAGCATTTAATGCGCGGAACCAACCAACACCCGGCTCTGCTTTATGGATGATAAAAAGAGTATTACCTTGACGGATAAACAAGGTGTCATCCATCTTTAGCTCTTCGTTGATCATTGCAATTGCTTTCGAACGATCAACGCCTGCGTCCGTGTTCATTGCAGCAATGGCTACAATATCTTCTGCACTTAGCTGCCGTTCTCGGCTGTCCACCATCTTAACCATAATTACCTCACTGGGTCAAAGATTGCTGCGGAATACACATTGCCCATTCCGGCGGCAAGACTAAGGATCAGCCCATCAGGAGTCTCGCAGTCTTCAGACAGAAAAACATCGTCTTTTTCCGTCCGGTTAGGAATAGCAGGTACAACACCATAAACCAGATTGTCAAGCAAAAGTAGCGTTTCTAGCAAGCCCGAAGCGCCCATTGTGTGACCTATTTTTGGCTTAAATGAAGTTGCCACGAAATCACTTAAAGTGTTCATCAATGCTAACTTTTCAGACACGTTGTTGGATTCCGTGCCAGTGCCATGTGTCTTTACAATTTTGATGTCAGTAGGAAAAACTTCCCCATACCGCATGGCACCTTCAATAGCATCTACATAGCCTGTGCCATCAGGTGCTTGACCAATGGCGTTATTCCACTTCTCAGCCGCATGGTAGGCACCTACCAGTCTAGCTTTTGGGGTCAGACCATAGTGGTTAACCTCACCTTCTGTTTGCAAAACAGCAAAGGCGGCACCCTGACCAACGTAAAAGCCGCCATTTGTACTGTCAAAGGCGCTAGGTTTGATGTCTTTCTTGGTTTCTTCAGCCAAGGTTAGGCAGGCACCTGAATCACCAAAGAATTGCAAAACAGAATTAGATACGGCGTCTTCCACCGACAGAATGATGAAGCGGGTAAAGCCAAAGGCTTCCAGCATCAAGCAGTCCATCATCACTTTAAGGCTGGATGCGCAGGCAGTGGAGTCGGTAGCAATGTAATCGGGTTGGCAGATCATATTTGCCAGCCTGCCAGCCATAACTTGCGTAAGCGAAAAGGGAAGAAACTTGTATTCATAATGCAACTGCGTATGCGTTTGGTTTCTGCGCGGGTTGATACCAGCAAAGTGAGCGTTGCCAGCCGCCAGAATAAAAGCTGTCTTGCCTAGCGCCGGGTTTTCCCGCAGCCATTCCAGCGTTGCCGGTGCCATCACCATGTTGGCAAGGTTATGCGGTGGGTATTTGAATCCTTGTTTTGCGCCTTGGTAACTTTCCGGTATGAAATGCACACGCTGTGGGTGCAAAATGTCTTCCATCAGCGTGGTTTGCGGGTTGGATACGGTATGTCCGTAAGTTAGAAATAGGCTCATTGCATCACCGCTATGGCTGAATTGACATCAAAATCTTTTACAGTAGCATTCGCCACCAAAAAGTCTTTCATTTCACGCAAGTTTGCTGGCCTCATTTCCTTGCCAACCTCTTCTGGCACGGCAAAGGCATCACACAAGTACATAGCAATAATCAATAAATCTAGGCTATCAACGTCAATGGTTTCAAAGCCAGAATCTATCTGTTCGGCATTTACTGTTGGCTTTCCCATTGGTTTAGCCAGTGCCATTGCGGTATTAAACAGCCGCAAGAAGTCTTCGTCGGAAATCATGTCACCCCCAGTGATCGTGCTATCTGCTCATGAATTAACAAATGACTGTTTACCCAATCGTAAAAATCATCCTCTTGGTTGAAATCCAAGTCTAGCAGATTAAAGGGGTCATTCAGGTTAAGAATAGTGGAGTACGCTTGGTGTTCTTGTTGATGTATTAACAGCCAATCGTCAAGGTCTTGCGGGTCGGCATCAATGATGGGGTAGCGTGGCACATAGAAGCCAGCGTCAGTCAGTCTTTCCCAAAAAACTTGGTGTTGTATGCCGTTTTCGAATAGGAAATCGCGGAGGCTGTCCGGCTCTCCGAAGATCGGAGTAGCCAGCGCATCCATGTTTAGGCTCATCTATCGGCCTTTTGATCCAAGCGGTCAAAGATTTTGCCAAGCATTCCCTTAATGTCTTGAATGTCTGCTCGGTAATCATCACGATTGACATAAATCATTGGGATTTCTGAGATTCTGTCCTCGATCCTTACGATTGAGCGCGAAATACTGTTCAGTATCCACCCAAAGGCGGCTCCTGCGGCTGCAAAAAGAATGTTGATAAGGAACTGAGGCTCCATTTTCAAACCCTATTTAGTAATGTTGACAATCTTACTATTGTCTTCTAATGCAATAAATTCATGTGATTGATCCGTGGGAAAATCAATTACAGTTCCCGACCCATATTCAGCTTCCCAATTGTTGCCATGCGCTTTGATTTTTCCATGCGCCACAATGGTTATATGTGCATTGCCATCAGTATGCGTGTGCATCGGCAACACATCTCCAGCCTGCTCAAACGTATAAATCATGCCGTTCAGCTTGCCAGCATTTAATGGAACACTAAGTAATGACATTGGGCGCATTGCCAATTATTTTTGGCGCAGGGCGTGGTATTGCTTTAATTGTGTTGTCAGTCGGATCAAACCAATATTGATCAGCAACGACCTCATCGTCGCAATCCATCCAATAAAGCGGATCAGCAACAGGAAAAATGCTTTCGGCTTGCTCAACCTGTGCCACCCGGTACCCATTTGATACAAGTTCATTTGGAGATATAAGCGCTTTCTTCATTGCTATCTGCTCCATCAGTATTCAAAAATAACACCGCCGCCTGCACCAGCATAACCAACAGTCCCACTGCCAGCAGCAGCGCCACCGCCACCACCGTAAATTCGGCCAGCCGTTGCAGCAGGTGTAGCGCCAGCAAACATGGTTTCGCCTCCATTGGCACCCCCTGAAGTAGAGCCAATCCATGTATTAACATCTCCAGCGCCACCATAAAGATTTAAAAAGCCGCCCGAACCAAGACCACCAGAAGCGCCAGTCCCTCCATTAGCAACACTACCAGACCCACCCGTTGCGCTAAGTGTAGTAATGGTTTGAGTACCAGATGCAACGGATGTGGTACCACCTGTACCCCCATTAGTAGGCGCTGTAGTTCCAGCCGTACCACCCGCACCAATAGTTATTGCCAATGTATTGCCGGGCGTTAATCCAGTAAAAACTTGGATTGCCGTTCCACCGCCACCGCCACCGCCCGCCTGTGGGTTACAGGCTGCAGAACCACCAGAGCCTCCACCGCCACCGATAACATAGGCTTTTAGCGATGTAACGCCAGCAGGAATTGTAAAGGTAGCGGAAGTTGAGCTAGTCGAAATAGACGCAATTGTGGATGCCGGAGTGATTGTTCCAGTTGTGGAGGTGATTATTGATGCCACCGTATAAGTTATTGCCGATCCAGTTATTGCAGTTGTTGCCGCAGTCAAGCCAGATGACAATGTGTAAGTTCCCGCAGCGCCTATACCAGTTCCTAACGCCGAAATAGTTCTTGTAGGAGGAACGGAACTTATAGTTGTAGCGGCAGAAGCAACAGTTGAGAATGTTCTATTTGTTGTATATGTTCCGGTACCACCGGTTCCAGTTCCAAGCGCAGAGATAGTAGCCGTTCCAGTGGCAGTTCTACCGCCTGCTGAAGCCAATGTCTGCGAAGTAGTCATGTTATAGGTACCGGTTGCACCAGTTCCAGTACCAAAGCTGGCAATCGTACCTGTGTGTCCTGTAATGCTCATACCAACACACAGACCGCCAGCCGTAATACCGGTAACAGTTGCAACCGTGCCAGATTGCGATGACGTAATGCCACTCGCGGTAACATTAAGAACAGTACCAACATCAACTGCGCCAGCACTGGCTACTGTAATAGTCAGTGTTGTGCCTGAGTTGGTATAGGAACCAGAAAAGCCGGGGAAAGTAACGGTCTGACCAACACCAAATGCTCCGACAGATACAGCCGATACAGTCAACGTCGTGCTGCTTGATGTAGCGGTGCCAGTTCCAGTAGCGGTAAAAGTAGAGCCAGTTGACATTCCGGCTGCAGTGGCAGTGAACGAACCAGCGGTCGCTGATACGTTGCCACTAAAAGTAGTCCAAACATTGCGAACAATTCCAAATCCTGCACTACTAGCAGCAGCCCACGACAAACCAGTTGTTGCAGACGAGTTGGCAGTTAAAACTTGACCGTTAGTTCCAACAGCAAGGCGAACATTGTCCGTACCATCGTAACCAATCAAATCACCTTTGGTTGTTAATGGCGATAAATTGTCAAAAGCTACTAACTTGCTTGATGCACCAGTACCGCCATCAGCAATCGCAAGGTCAGTAATGCCAGTGATTGATCCGCCTGTAATCACCGCATTACTTGATATTAGGTTCGCTACATTTGCAGTTGCAAGGTTTGCTGTACCGCTGCTAATTGTTACGTTGCTAAGTGTTAGGTTTCCAATAGCATTCGCCGATCCACCTAGAGCAATGGTCGTATTTCCAATAGTAATGTTGCCAGTTGCGGCACCTTGAGCCACGCTCACCCACGACGTACCATCAGAAGTCAACACATTACCGTTAGTACCGGGAGCAACTACTTTGACTGCGCTAGTGCCATTACCAAGCAAAACATTGTTAGTAGCAAGTGTTGTTAAGCCGGTGCCGCCCTGATCGGCAGTAATTGCAGTTGAAACGCTACTAATGGTCGTATTAGTAAGTGTCAGATTTCCGACAGAATTGGCTGTTCCACCTAAAGCAATGGTTGTATTACCAATGGTGATATTTCCAGTTACGCTACCTCCAGCCAAGCTAACCCAAGAACTTCCGTTGGAAGTTAAGACGTTGCCTGCCGTGCCGGGTGCTACAACCTTAACCGCGCCTGTTGTATTACCTAGCACAACATTGTCAGCAGCCAAGCTGGTGACGCCTGTTCCGCCTTGACTAACTCCAATAGGCGCAGAAACGCTAGTAATTGTGACGTTAGCAAACGTCATGTTATTCAGTGTTGATACCGAGTTACCAAGCTGGATTGCCGTATTGCCTAATGTAATTGTGGTGGCAAAGTTGGCATCCAGTTGCGCTAACGGAATCGTCGATGTTGCATTTGCAAATGTATTAGGCACTGGCATTTAGAACCTCGCTCTCAATTCATGCTCAAACTCAAAACCGTTAATAGTAAATGGTGTGACGCTGCCCTCTAGCGTCATGCCTAAATACTTTCCAAACATTTTTGCATCACTTTTATATAAAAAATAGCCAGCGCCGGAGCTTTTTGTACTTAACCAGCCAATAATTTTGCCACTGGTGTTGCTCCACGGAATGACTGCACTAGCATTGTTGATCCAATTGACAGAGTTAGCAAAATCAATTGCTGGAGATTGTTGGTTTTCTGAGTCAACATAAGCAACAAAAGCTATGGGCGTTGCTCCCAATGTTGCTTCAATACCAATCTTTAGTGCTTGCTTGTCACGGATGGGGTCGCCCATTGGTAACAAAGCAGTTTCCAGAATCATGTCAACTGGATTCGCTGCATTCTCGTAAAACTGAAATAAGTTTTTACCAGAAGTGCCGTATAAATTTAGGAATCCGTCTTTGAATGCCGGTATAACATAATAACAATCAGTTAATTGATTGGTAAAGAACCACTTGCGCTCAAAAAACGCCGCCTGTATCCAACGCTCAGTGCCTTCGTCGTTAAACTTAAAATTAAATACCGCGCATAAAATGTTATTGATTAAGCACTGACCGCCTGAAATTTCAAGATTAAAGTTGACTAGCGGGAAAACACCATCCAACGGATCACTAATCTTAGTTGTTGTAGCGCCAACCAGCGCATACACCCCGTATTCGTTCATAAACAGCACGGAACGGAAGTAAGGGAAGATAGCGTGTTTCAGCTTAGAACCAACAGACGCAGATACGTTGGTGTTGGTAAACAACGTAGTACCGAGCGTAGCATCCACCCGCACATCCGAGAAGACGTTAATGCTGTCTTCACCAAACACATACAAGAAGTTATTGGCAGACAAAATGCGTGTGATGACGGTACGCAGTGTTGCATCACTTAACGTAATAAAACCAGCCGTTAAGTTAATAAAGTCGTTATAGGTATCAGTGGCGCTGTAATACACCGTCCGATCTTGCGCAATCCAAGTGCGGCCTGAAAAAGTTGCAATGTCTGAACCACTCTGATTCAGAATGGTGCAGGTCACGTTAGCATTGGTGCCTGCGCCAGTAATTGTTACTGTCGGTGGAGAGGTGTAGCCAGTGCCAGCCTCAGTCACAATCACTTCCGATACCGCATTAGCAACAACCACAACTGTACCTGTTGCTTGCACACCATTAGCCTCGTTAGGTGCGCCAAAGGTAACGGTAGTATTAGATGTCAGATAACCACTGCCAGCGTTGTTAATAGTGACAGAATTGATACTGCCAATGGAATGTAAGTTGGTGCCATCCCAAGTCTTGTATCCTTTTACCGGATCAATAATTAACGCACGCTCATTACGCCACTGCGTCACCATCACATTGGCATTGGAAAACGTATTTGCTGCTGCTATGTTTCCTTGAGCGCCTGTCGTAATGTTGACGTACTGTGCCGATCCATTGTCTTGGAACGCAAGCACATACTCATTATTGTCAATGTTGACAGAGCCTAGAAACGAAACATTCGCAGTAAACGCAACATTCGCAATCTGTTGATTGCCGGGAGTGATTTTAAGGTTGCCGTAACCAATCGGCTGAATGTTTTCTAGCCAGCTAAACTCACCATCACCAATCACCGTGCGGTTGTTCTTGGTGTTAAGACCTTTAAAGTCTTTGACTACGGCGTAATTTTTTTTCTGCTCTGCCGCAGCCATATCAATACCCCGCTGTGTAAGGTGTCGGCAGCCTGCGAGTAAAGGTGGTGTTCAGAGCTTCCATAACGTGCTTGCTGTACTCTTGCTTGAAGATTTCAGCCTCGCCGTAGGATTGCTCTTGGTATTTTGCTATGTAAGCGGCGTAGAACGGTACCGCTTCAGTAAAGGGTGTGGGTAAGACTTCAACTTCAGCGCCCGTTACCATTGGATCAACCAAAACAACGGTATCAATCTCCATCTCGTATGCCTGATCAGGCTTTGGGCCAATAAAAATCTTCTTAGGCCCGTACATGGAAAAGCCTACCGGACGCCCAGTGTAGTTTTGCCAATAACGTAACTGCGCATTAAAGTCAGTCCAAGGTAGGTAATACAGTGGAATGCGCGAGTTCCCCCAATAGAGGATCATATTCAGCACATCAACGGTATTGTTGCCTTCCGGCAAGTCAGCAAAGTCGATGGTTTCGACGTTATAAGGCGCAGTGTAATTCTGCAAAACGCGATTGCACCCTGTGTCTCGGACAAGGGTGTTACGCCCATCGTTTATGTAATCCGTTAGCTCTGCATCTGTCCAGAAGTTCGCATTAACGTCATGCAATAAACGCCGGGTCTGCGTAATGTAACCAGCAAGCGTATCTGCCATTTTTAACCATCAAGGTTTGCAACTTTCGCCGCACCCTTTGCCTTCGGCATTGGGGCGGCTACTCGTTCCACCACTGGGGCTGACAAGTGGACGGGCTTTACAGACTCTTTCGAAAAAGAAAACAAGGCCAGTTTTTCCATTGCTTCGTCAAACTGATTGCTCATTTTCATCCAGCCAAGTCTTACAAGATACGGCTCTTTATTGTCATCGCCATAACCAAAGATATGTTTTGCTGCAACTTCAGGAATCTCCACCACTTTTTTTGGCTCAAAATGGTACACCGTACCATCCAGACCGTCAGAAAATGGCTCAGAACCGTTGTTGCAAACAAAGATCGTGGTCATAGCGAAACAATATCTCCATACAGGGCAATATCGCAGGTAACTGCGGCATTGACCGAACAATTAACATAAAGCACGCGGGCAGTTTGAACGTCAGTGTTTGCAGCAGAAGCCAATGTCAAGTCATCAAACTTAGTCGTGCCAGTTGCGGCACTCAATGCTTGATCGGCTGCAATGGCAGTGCCTCCACCGCTTACGGCGGTGAAGACACCTACATTGGCACCACTTGCATTACCACTGAAGTTAGACAGAACTATCCGACGCACAATGTATTTAGTTGCCGCTTGCGCAACCAAAGTCGTGACATCACCAGTAGCAGCTAGGCTTACGCCTGTTTGCTCTGCTAAACGGTAATTGCCAAACGAATCTGGATACGACCGGCCTACTGCATTTGCGTCCATAGCTCCCCCTTATGCGTAGGTTTCGCCAGCAGCTTGACCACCATTGATGTCCAACAGGGTCACAGTCGCACTGCCAGAAGAATTCTTGGCATAGACGTTGACACCATCGGAGATCACAACACCACCAGTGTTAGCTGCCATAACAACAGCATTAGAACTGCCGTTATAAGCCAACACGGTGACGTTAGCGGACGGGAACATGACATAGATACCTGCCGGAATGACAGTACCGTTGCCAGTTGCCACTGCGGTAACAGTAACAGTCTGGAAGTAAGCGCCCGGTGTATTGCTCTGAGCGCCAGCCAGAATGATTTTATTAGTTGCAAGAGACATGATTTCCTCCTTACAGGCTCAAAGAGTTGTAGCCCGTAATCTTCGTCATGGCTTTCGGCTTGGTGTTTACCAA